AATTAGCCGCCTCTTGCTCGGAGCCACCAGCGCAACGCTTGCAGCAACCTTCAATTGAGACGTACAAGTAACGTAGATTTCCTTCTTCTATACTTCCTGTAATGCAACAGTTGTAAACATCCCCCATGGTGGCACGAGGATTCTCTAGAACAACCTGCAACTCAGGGGCGCAGCAGCACTCAACGGAAGCTGCCCCTACTCCAATATACGATGTCTTCTGTAAAAGTGGGTCCGTAGCTTTGAAAATTTTTATATCAATTATTATTAGTTTCCAACAATCACGGGGATAGCTTATTTCAGGCTCAGTAGGTTCAACAAAGGACCCCAAAGCAGCAGTAGTATATTTTGTTCCAAAGCCCATACTTATTCCTCCTATGTATATAGGAAAAATATAAGAAAACTTACGCTTATATTGCTGAAATACCTATCTATAATAGAAAAAGGAGTCGCTGTATAGGACTCCTTCCCCCTTGTCGAAAGAAAGGAGACATATTATGGGAAATTTTTATTGGACTAATTTTGAGTCTATTTGGAACCACTTTGATTCGGTTCTAAACAACTGGGATAGTATGGTGATTCAACCTAAGAAGCAATTGTCGCTTCTACCTAACTACCCCCACACTGATTGCTGGATTGATGATGAAGGCAACCACTTGTATTTAAGATTCGCTCTCGCAGGTTACGCCAAAGAGAGCCTTAAAGTAAGCGCAAGTAAAAACGTATTGCGCATTGCAGCCGATGGAGAACGGGAAGAGGGTGTAAAGTTTGTACATCACGGCATCAGTAAAAAAGATGTAGACTTCTCGCTAAGTATTGATGAGGCTTTTGATTTAAAAGCGACTGAGATTGATTTTATAAACGGTCTTTTAACCATCAGGATTCCTAGAGCCGCAGAGGCGCAAATCTTTGAAATTAAGCTCCCTTCGGAAGTTGTTGTTCCTTCTGAAGCGTCAGAAGAAGACGCAGAAGAGGTTGCTACAGAAGATTAATTTTAAACCTACTCCTTAAACATGAGGACTGCTTGGGATTTTCCAAGTAGTCCTTTTTATTTTGCTTGGGCAGGAAGATCCTTGCTAAATAAGGCAACAAAAGCAGCCCTATTTTTATGCCAAGAGTCCCTACCTGCCAGTTCTCCCCTGGACTCGTGCCTTATTTGAATAGGGATTGTGTAGTTTTTAAGCTTTTTAAGGTGGGTTTGGAAAGTATAGAAGATATCGTAAAAATCCCACCCCCCTTCAAAGGACTTAGGCTGTGTTAGTTGTATTTTTCGTAGTGTTTTTACTGTAGCTGCTAAGAAAACACCATCCATTACAACTACAGGTCCAAATTTACCGTAAAAAGAAGAATCCATCGTATGAATATCATCACCGTGGAAAGCAAAACCGCTGTGCGCCCCTTTTTTCCATAAATCTAAATCCCACCACACAGCAGTTGAGGAAAATACCCGCGTTCCTGCCACTCCAACAAAACCAGTATCTTCTTTTGTGAGTTTTTCTTTTAGAAGTGTAGTAAATACAATAGGCTCCGTAAGAATTTCAATGTCATCATGGCAAAAAATTATGATGTCCTCTAAATTAGCATCAAGACTTTCAACTCCTTTGGAATACGCAGAAAAAATAGATCTTTCGTTTATTAAAAGTTTTGTCAGGATGTTGCATCGTTTAAAGTACTCTAATAGGGAGGCAGTAGTCTCGTTTGGGGTTTCATCACGGGTACAAGTTAAGGAATAGATATTCATGGAAGAGAGTGTATTAGAAGAATTTAAACGATGTAAAGAAGATCCTGCTTACTTTATGTGTAACTATGTACATGTTACCCACCCTGTACGAGGGCTGGTCCCCTTTAGATTATACCCATTTCAGGAGCGAATAGTAGGAGAACTTCAAAAAAACAGATTTAACATCCTTAGAAAATTTAGACAGGCTGGTTGCACTACTATTGCCTCTGCCTACGCTTTATGGCTGGCTGTATTCCAAAAACACCAAGCCATTGTTATTCTTTCTAAAGGAGATACTGAAGCAACTGAGGTTTTGGATAGAATTAAAGTTATGTATGAAGAGCTTCCTAAATTCTTACAGCCGGGGATTTCGGAGGACAATAAACACACGTTAAAATTAAAAAATCGCTCAGTAATTAAATCTAGACCCTCAGGAAAGCAGTCAGGACGATCTTTGGCAGGCTCCTTTTTGATTATTGATGAGGCTGCATTTATTGAATCTATTGACACAATCTGGGCTGCAGTCTACCCAATTATTTCAACGGGAGGTAGGGCGTTTATTCTTTCTACAGTTAATGGTGTGGGTAATTGGTTTTTTGAAACCTACTCAAAGGCAGTAGAACAGGCAAATGCATTTACTTCTATTGATATTAACTGGGAAAGCCATCCTGAGTATCATAGAAACCCAGGGTATGACCATCTCTATGAGGAGATGGCAAATCGTACACCTCCTCTCAATATTGATGAGTGGGTTAATATTACTAAAGCCAACATGCCTAGAAAACAATGGCTCCAGGAGTATGAGTGTGAGTTTTTAGGTACGGGGGACACTTTCGTAGATGGTGTCATCCTATCTCATTTAGCTGACAACGTATCCTCGGAGTATTATATTAAATATAATAATAGGATGCGCGTTTGGAAAGATCCTCAACCCTACTATGAGTATGTTATTGGTGTAGATACAGCATTAGGGCGCGATAGGGATTATTCAGCATTTCAGGTTGTTAATTTATATAATGGTGAAGTAGTAGCTGAATTTTATAGCAACAAAACAACAGTAGATGAATTCTCTTCAATCTTAAATAAGGAGGGGATTTATTACAATGTAGCTAACATTGTAGTGGAAAGGAATACTATCGGAAATCATGTAGTAGATTTGCTCTATAATAAATTAGAGTACGAAAATTTATGGCATGATGAGAAGGGGTTGCCTGGGTTTCAGGTTACCGCAAAAAATAGAGATGTAATATTATCTGAATTAGAAGAGTCATTACGAACGAATGTTCTAAAAATTAACTCAGAACGGACTTTAAATGAACTAAATACTTTTGTAATAACCGACGCTGGGAAGATAACCGCAGATAGGGGAAGACATGATGATTTAATTATGAGTTTAAGCCTTGCTAATCACATAATGAAGGAGACCAGAGATGGTTCTTTCTTAGAATTTAAAAATGAGACTGCGTTTAAAGAAGAAAATAAGTACGCAGTTAAAAATAAGATGCCGATTATCTCACACGGAGGCCCAAAAGTAGAAGATTTAACATGGTTGATGAAGTAAAGAAACAAATAACCGAAGACGGGGAATCCACATGGCAAGGTAATTTTACCACGGCTGGGCCTTATTTCTATCCTAGGGGGGCAATTGGACGATGGTTTGCTAGATTCTTCGCTTCTCCTGCTCAAGCAGCAGTAGCTAAAAAGATTACTGCAATAGAGTCCCCCGATGCTGGGGGGGATACTAAAGTAAATAGTTCTGATGTCCCTAAAGGGGATTCAGGTCTTACTTTTAGCGTTAACAGGTCTACTCCTGTATTTTCAGAGATTGAAAGATCTAGAAGAAACAGATATCAAGAGTACGAACGAATGGATGAGTTTCCAGAGTGCGGGGCTGCCTTTGATATTTACTCTGATGACTGTACACAGAAGGACACACAACACAGACGGTGGACGGTAAAATCGGATAACCCAGAAGTAGTTGGAGAGGTAGATAAGTTCTTCGAAAATATTGAATTAGATCGGGTGTATTATGATATCGCTAGAAATACGGTAAAATTTGGCGACTGTTTTATGGAGCTAATTCTAGATGTCAACAATCCTCTGGCAGGTATCCAGAAGATTAAAATCCTTAATCCGAATTATATAATCCGTGTAGAAGATGATTATGGGTATCTCAAAACCTTCTTACAGCAAATACCAGAAAAGAATTCCCTCGATCCTTCGAACCCCCCTCCCGATGGTGGAATGGGAGTTAAAAATACTAACTATATTGAGTTAGACAAAAACCAAATCGTTCACTTTAAGCTCTTTACTTCAGATCCTAAATTTTATCCTTATGGAAAGTCAGTAGCAGCTTATGGAGTCCAAGCCTTTAGATCCTTACGGATGATGGAAGATGCTATGCTTATCTATAGATTGGCGAGGGCTCCCGAAAGACGTATTTTTTATATTGATGTTGGAAATCTCCCCTCAAGTAAAGCAGAACTCTTTATCGAAAGAGTAAAAGAAAAATTTAAGAAAGAAAAATACACGCGGGGTAATGGCATTGACAATAGGTATAATCCTCTTGCAGCAGACGAGGATTACTTTGTCCCTATTAAAGGAAACCAAGGAACTAAAATTGAAACTCTTCCCGGTGCTACAAATTTAGGAGAGGTCACCGATGTTTCTTACTTCCGAGATAAGCTTTTAGCGGCATTAAAAGTTCCTAAAGATTATATCGTAGACCAAAAAGATAAGGCCCCTGAGCGAAAAGCTAATCTATCAGAACTAGACGTTAAATTTGCACGGGCTGTTGGAAGGGTTCAACAGATGGTAGAGGTTGGATTAGAAACAATCGTAAAAAGACACTTAGCTTTAAAGAACTATCCTGTTACTTTAATTAATGCTCTTCGGATTCAACTACCTGATCCCTCAGATCGATATACAAAAAGACGCTTAGAAATTGACCAAGCTCGTCTACAAATCATCCAAGGGGTTACGGCTACTCAACTATTTCCTAAAGATTATATCTATAAAGAGTACTATGATATGAGTGAAGGAGAAATAAAATTATTAAAGCAAAAGTTAAAAGAAGAAGCGCAGGAGGCTGCATACCAGCAGCAAGAAATGAATCAAATTTCTCCAGGCGCGGGGGACCTTCCGCAGGGGAACACGCCAGTTGGTTTGGCGGCTACCCCACAACAGCAACAAGAAGCGGAGGAATTCTCGCAAATTATGAGCTTACCTAAAAAGTTAAAGACGAAATATGGCTATAGGGTAGATGAACAAAAAATATGGCGAAGAATTCTTGCAAAAATGAAGAAATCTTAATAAAAGACGTAATCTATTGTAGTATATAAATTTAGTACCTTAAGGAGTGGGTAATATATGTTTGATCACATTTTCGAAAACAGAGATAAAAAAGTAACTAATATAATTAAGTTATCAGATTATTTAGGACGCTCTCTACGTGAAAACGTAGAGATTTTTTCTATTGATGATAGCGAGAATAAAGCCACATTTATAACAGAGAGTGGTAAGATTATCGCAGGATCATATGATTTTGATGATAATAAAGTGGCCTTAAAGGCTATTAAAGTGGAGGAAGGGGCGTTATTTGAGGATGAAAGCAAGTTTAACGACTTTGTGAATTATAAGATTTCCGACTTCCTTCAAAACATCTTTGAGCAGGACTTTGTTGAGGCTGATACTAGTTTTAACAAAGTTTTACAATTGTGGGAGAGTCGCGTTAAGTTCTCTTCTGTTAAAAAGAAGCTTTATGAGAAGTCTCAAAAATTTAATGGCACTAATCGCATCATCGAAAGCGAAGAATTCCAAAAATTAGTAGAAATTGCTCCTCAACTAGTCTCTTTCCTTAAAGAAAATCAGAATTTGATCAATATTCCAGAGATTAGAAATATGGTACGACTTTCTTCAACCGTTTCTCAAGCGTTTGATTTACCTAAGGTAGATTACGACGATTTAAACGAGAGCCACTACACCATTCCTTCTCATGTTAACCACAGTATCTATGAAATGATCTGTAAGCAAGAGCTAGTGAGGAAAGAGCTAGTCGAATCTAAGAACAAATTTGATCTTGTTTGGTTAAATAATGAAAAGGTTTCCACGTTGGCCTCCTTACTTTATGAAAAAGATCACGAAAAGATTGCAAGATCAGTGGTTGAAGCTGTTTGTGAAGTTCCTTACCTTGCTTTAGCAACCAAGAAGCAGATTGTTGAGACTCTCACCAACAATCTGGAGCTAAATGAATCCGTTAAGGTTAACATTAAGGATATTAAATCTTTTAGTAGCCTGATTTTTGAGTACAAGAAGCCTTTAAAGAGCTTGTTTGTTTCTATGCTTAATGAGAAATACGGGATTAGTGTTCAAAACCTTAAGGATATTCCTACTTTTAAGAGCCTTTTAAATACCCAGGTCTTGATTTTTGAGGCTTTAGCTAAATTAAGCCCTAAGGGGAGTGTTACCAAAGAGGTCTTAGCTGAGACCAGTAAAATGCTTAAAGGTAAAAACGGAGTTGAGTCAATTGACGTTAATCAATTTATTGAACTTCTCTTTGAAAAAGCAGATTATTTTGATATCTTAGATGACGAGCACTTAATTGATTCCATTTCTATTAAAGAAACCTTTTCGGAAATTGATTCCATTGATGAATTAATTGAAATCATCCTCAAAAACCAAAAAGAACTTCCTGAAAAAGAAGAGACTCCTGTTGAGGCAGAGGATCGTGTCGATGAAAAAGAAGCTAAAGATGACGCAGAGGCAGAGGGGCTTGATCCTACTACGGCTGTAGAAGAGCCCTCTGAGGAAGAGGAGGAGGTCGAGAAAGACACAGAAGAAGTTGAAGAGGAGGAAGAGGAAGAAAAAGAGACTACTAAGGTTCCTACTTCTGATGAAATCATGGCAGACTTTAAAAACTTTGAAGACGTACTAAACTCCATCAATTTTGAGGACTTAGATCCTGAAGAAACAGAAGAAGAGTTAGATACAGCAAGTGAAGAAGAAGCGGAAGTTGATACCGAAGAGGAGGGTGAAGAGTAATGGCCCAAAGAGACACAATGATTCCCGTCTGCAAGATCGTTAAGATCGCCGCAGGTGGAAAAGCGCAAAACATCCCCCTTACAAACACAGCAGTAAGTTTTTCAGAGATTCGTTATGCACCTGAGCCTTCTTGTATGCCTAATCAGGTAATGCCCGTTATTGTGAGTAGTGGTGATGGTGCGGCTGCGATGCTCGCAAATTGGGTTAGTGGTACTGCAAGTGTTCATATTAGGGATGGAAAAATCCAACAAATTGAAGTAACAAATCCAGGTCGCTTTGATTGGAGTGTTGCAAGTAAAGGAGGACTACAAGTCGTTACTCCCCAAGTTCAACTATCCTCAGTTTCAATAGGACCCAGAACTATTGGATATAAGAATTCTATAGGGACTGTCTTTACTTCCTCAAGTCCAACTTGGCAAAGATTAACAGGCAATATTGCTTCTGGTGTTGATGGGGCTAAAACTTATTTCGGAGTTAGTGGTGGAGGTGGACAAGACTCAAGCGCAATAATTGAATTGACCTACCACCAAGCTGGCAATCAATTTACAACCGCAATAGTTAGCCCTGGCGTGTTCGCTGCAAACGG